CAACCGTCGTAGTATCTCCCGACGCGCTGGTAAACTTCTGTAAGGCACACGCAGACCTGATGAGCGACTACCAGGGAACGCCGCAGCTACGCCTACAACTGCTGAAGTCGCAGGCGGGCAAGCTCTACATGACCGTAGATACGTATAAGAAGGCGGACAGCGGGCCTGGGTACGCTCCGACTATTGGTAAGGCAAACGAAAACTTCCACAACAGTTCCTTTAGCGACGACGGCCTAAACCTCCCCTTCTAACCTATGGACCCACGCACCGCATACAACGCCGCTCACGACGCCTGGTTCCAGCGCACGTACCGCCTGACCTTTGCCGCCGGACACTATACCCCGCCGGTGTACCCGAAGGTGGCGACAGCTAACGGCCTGACCAAGTTCATCACGCAGTTCCTCACATGGAAGGGACACCGCGCTACCCGTATCTCCTCCGCTGGCCGCGTAGTCGGGGGAAAGTATATCAAAGGAAACACGCGACGAGGGGCGGCAGATATATCCTCAACGATTAACGGGCGATCCGTTCAATGGGAGGTGAAGATCGGGGCTGACAAGCCATCGGAGTTTCAGCTACGCGAGCAGAAGATGGAGGAAGCCGCAGGGGGCAAGTATTTCTTTGTGAAGACCCCCGAACAGTTTTTGTCGGTTTATGAGAGTTTAGTATCTTAGTGGTCCAAGCCAATAACATCGATGCGGGTCGGCGATATTGGTTTTAGTTGAACTTTAATAAGTCCTTGGCTGATGGTGCCCGCACACTTGAAGCCAAGGCTTTTTATTTCCCGCCAATGATCTCCGAATACTACCACGAGTACAGAGAACTCGGACTATCCATCTACCCTATAACATGGGACACCGTTAAGAAAGAACCCACACAGCACCCGAAATGGAGCGACGCGCCGAAGCCGCTCAACCAGCACCATAACGCCATCATGGTTAAATGCAATGGGGACTACGGCTGCCTGGACTTCGACCTGAAGAATACCGACCGCAAAACGATATTCGACGAGTGGAAACAAGTGGTATTAATGCAGGAGCCGGATATCTGGAACAAGCTATTCATAGAATCCACCCGCAACAACGGGTACCACGTTTGGCTACGGTATAAGGGACTAACAAAAAAGATGCAGCTTGCTAAGTCTGTAGAGGCACACGAAGTAATTGCCCTTTACGCTAAGGGTCCATTAGTTTACACCTTCCCAACCCCAGGGTATACCGAGGTATCGGGCAGCATGGCGGACCTCCCGGAACTCAATCAGCGGGAATATGATTACCTCATCCGTAGTTCACAGGCATTCAACGAATACACGCCTGATTATGATCCGACAGTCGTAGCGGTGAACTACCCAAAAGGGTTTGAACAACTCCTTAGCCAGTTCGACACCAATATCGATGACGATACCTTTGAACAGATATTGCACCAGGTCGGGTTATTTGAAATACCTAATTACTCATACCACACGAAGGATAAATTCAGGGCATACAAGCGTAAGAAATCCGATTCGGACGCGCTCTCCGCTAAGGTATATTTCGGACGCAAACGGGTGCTGATATTCTCCGCATCGATGGACAGTTACCCGAACTGGCACAACAAAGCAGATTATCCCACGTGGTCCCTGCCAGCCTCGTTCCTGTTATTCTATAAAAACAAGCGCAATTGGGACACCACCATCGACGAGATAAACGGCATCATTGAATCCACCGGCATCGATATTAACATCCCGGAACCACCGAAGAAAGGTGACTACCCATTGCACGTATTCCCAAAAATATACGCTGATTCCATTATGGAAGTATCTACGGCCCGCTCCCTGGCTCCGCAATTCGTAGCAACGGCAGGACTATGGACGATCAGCAGCCTAGCCGGTACGCGGTATAAAGATTGTTTCAGGGGGGAAGGGAAGAATATTCTATTCTGCCTACTCATCGCCCCGGTATCGGTAGGCAAGACGCCCGCCTTTAAAGTAATGTGTGAAACACCGCTAACTAAGGTACAGGAAGAACACGACCACACCCACGCCCGTGAATTAGCCGAATGGGAGGAAGAAAAAGCAAAAGCATCCGTTACAAAGAAGGCCTACACGAAGAAACGCCCCAGCCGGTACATCCCTATCGCAAAAGATGGCACCACTGAGGGTTATCTAAACAAATCAATGGGGCAACCCAACGGTATCGGGGTCTACCAAGATGAAGCCGAATCTATCCTTAACGCTGGTTCCTTCAAATCAAATAACGATTCTATCAGCTTCTTTACCCAGGCATTCAGCGGGGGCAGGGTTGCACAGATAAGGGCCGATGAAACTAAAGAGCGCGTTATACCTAACCTCAATCTTAACCTATTAATGGGTACACAGCCCTCCCGCGTTAAAAACATATTCAGCGAGGACCGTTTATCCTCCGGCTTCGCCTCCCGGTTCCTGATGGTAGAATCCGATTACATGGAACTCAATAACCAGGTAGACCCGTTCGGGGAACGTAAGGAAATGTGTAAGGAATGGGTTACCCTTGTGGGCGATCTATACTGGAACGGTAACAACTATAATTCCGGCATCAGTAAGCAGGTGGAAATACAAATCACAGACTCCGCTAAAGAACTTTACCGGTCCTACTATCGGCAGTTACTCACCGAAGGTAACCAGCGTATACTATCCAAAGCAGAGACGTATATCATCGGCACCGAAGCTAAAATGTCGGCTTACTTCCCCCGTCTCATTCAGGTATTAACCATTATGCACAGCCCCAGCGATCCGGTAGTCACCGAGGAACTGGTACAAGGCGGATGGGAACTATACCGGTACTATGCCGATTCAACCATTAAGGTAATATCAGCCCTGCATGGGGAAATAGAAACGGGACTACCAAGCGACTTAGAATTACTTTACCAAGCATTGCCGGAGGAGTTCACCCGTAAGGAAGCGACAGAGGTTTGCACCCGGATTAATTTGAACCCACGCCGGTTTGATGTATCGATTCGGAGAAAGGATTTCGCGGTGTTATTCCGGAAAATAGCCCAGGGACAGTACAAAAAGACGTGACTTTTACACTGGTTTGCACTACGTTTGCACTACGTAGATCAGCCACCACAGTGCGTTTACATCATTTACAGTGCAAACTATAAAATAAATAATAATTATCTCTCTTTAGTATATATTAGGACATATACCTAAATTATTTGTAGTGCAAACGCTGTAAACGATGCAAATGTCTAGCAATCAATTTAATATAAGGGTGTTTTCGGTGCAAATGCAGTGCATGGCACAGTAAACGCTCCCTCACCCACTAACCGACAAACAATGATCGAATTATTAAACACCGACTGCCTCGCTTACATGGCCTCCCTCCCCGACAACGCCTTTGACCTGGCGATAGTAGACCCGCCGTACGGGATAGGGGCAAGTGAGATGCAGATGGGCCTCGGCAAGAAACTCTGGAAGAGGGGTAAAGGCTGGGACGACGCGGTGCCAGACGAAACATATTTCACCGAACTATTCAGGGTTACCCGCAATCAGATTATTTGGGGCGCTAATCACTTTGTTCTACCCATATCTCGAGGCTGGATATTTTGGGATAAGGATGTACAGGCTGATTTATCATTTAGTTCCGGGGAACTTGCGTGGACCTCGTTCGACCGGGTACTGAAGAAAGCTAATATCGATTATTCAGGCTTCAGGGGCAAGGAGGGCGACAAAATCCACCCCACCCAGAAACCTATCGCCCTCTACCGATGGCTGCTGCACCACTACGCCAACCCCGGTGACCGAATCCTTGACACCCACCTCGGATCAGCATCCAGTGCCATTGCCGCCCACCAGATGGGCTTTGACTTCGTGGGAACTGAACTCGACCCGGATTACTACGCCGCATCCGTCAAGCGGTACAACAACGCGATACTACAGACTAAACTATTCTGATAACCGCCGCGAGGCACAAAATGAAAAAAGATGGAAACAGTATCAGCAATGAAATCAGGTAGGGCTTGGAATGGCGCACATCGAGATTCGGGTAGAATTGTTCACGCAGTGCCACCCATGAAGGCCGGAACCGTTGGATTTTGGGGTGATAAGGCTTTATGCGGCACACGGCCAGGTTATCACGGCAACGGTTGGTATCAACTTACTAAAGACGTAACCTGCCCTAAGTGTATTAATCGCTTATCTAACCCCCGCCCCTGAACTTTTTGGCGGGTAACCGAAAATAACGGAACTTAGTAGTATGAGTCAGCAGGACGAAATGGACAATAGAAAAAAGAAAATGCTGGAGGAATTAGAGGCCGCGCACGGAATCGTTTCTACGGCCTGTCAGAACGCCAACATTGCACGATCTACCTATTACACGTGGTTACAGTCGGATGAAGACTTTAAGGCCGCTGTTGAGGCTGTAAATGAGTCGGCGATAGATTTCGTAGAATCGAAGCTATTTGAAAAAATTAACGGGGTTCAATTAATCGGTAAAGACGACGAGATATATTCGCAGCCTCCCTCCGATACGGCAATTATCTTTTACCTGAAAACAAAGGCTAAAAAACGTGGCTATGTCGAACGACAGGAAATCACCGGACCCGAAGGAGAATCACTAACGCCACCAAGTATTAACGTTCACATAATTAAACCAAATGAATAAAATTATCGCTGGCGCTGCCGCCACTATCGCAGCCTGTATCTTGACCGCTGTAATGATCGCTACGCTATTTGCATCTTGTACGAAGGATGAGACGCCGCCGCCTTGTGGGTCGTGTCATACTACCAAATAAATCTTTCATTCGATAATTTTAGTACGTCGGGATGTTTCTACATCCCGTTTTTTTATTATCTTAGGGCCACTAAAATTTAAACGAATGAAACAAATCCCACTCACTCGGGGCATGTTCGCCCTTGTCGATGATTCCGACTTTGAATACCTCAATCAATGGAAATGGCGCGCTGGGGAGTGCACTAACTCATTTTATGCCGTTCGGGAAGTCGGAAACCGTATTACGCGGCATACCGTTTACTTGCACCGTTTAATCATGGGGGCAGAGAAAGGGCAGCAGGTTGACCATAAAAACCACAACACCCTGGATAATCAGCGATCCAATTTGCGGCTATGTTTACCCTGTGAAAACGGGTACAACCGGAGAAGGGCGGCACCTAATTCAACCTCTCGATTTAAAGGGGTATATCTAACTCCCGCCGGAACATGGTGCGCTCAAATAACACATAAAGGGAAATGCACGTCACTCGGTTGTTTTAAGGAGGAGACGGACGCAGCAATAGCGTACAATGCCGCAGCGTTACAGCTTAAAGGAGAATTTGCTTATCTCAACCCGATAGAATAAATTAATTTTGTAATCTGGCGCGTGGTTTGTAGCTTAGGTGCCATGTTCGATACTTATCACTACCATATCGATACCAAGCTCCTTAAACAAATCCTTCATAAACTCAACTATTTAACAATGGCAAACGAAAGAATCGAGGCAGCCCTCGCCACCCTCACCGCAAAACAATCTGAAGCAGCTACCTCTATCGACGGTATTGCCGCTGACATTACCTTCCTCAAAGAAAACCTTCCCGCCACCGGTGGAATGACTGAAGCAGAGGTAGAGGAACTGACCGTGAAACTGGAAGACGCTGCCGCAAAAGCAACTGCCGCCGCTGATTCCCTGAAGTCCCTGGACGATTCAACTGATTCTGACGGCGACGACGAAGAGCCTGTAGAGCCAGCATAACATATTGGAAACTGCCGGGCAAGCGAGCAGTATTAATTCGGTAACTCCCTCGGGAAATCTACTATCCTTGCCGGTAGCAGAGGAACCGGGGGATAACTTTTTCCACATGGAACGATCTAAAGGCTGCACCGGCGTACTCGTCGCCTTACTAATCTCAATCCTTTTTTGGGTGCTGCTGCTATCCTGCTCTAAGGAAACGTCCTTTGAGTGTGACTGCACCACCCGGATCACGGTGAAGTGGGCAGGTAGGCCCGAAACGTCGCGGACATTCCCCGTATCATGCGATTCCGCTAAGATTGGATCGTTCGTAATCGATCAGCCTAATGTGCGCTATACCTATAAAACCGAGTGCAAATGAAAGTCAAACTAAACGACGGACGCATCGGCGAAGCCACCGACAACTACGCTGGTAAATCACGGCAGGTGTTCGTCGACAACCGGGAAATGTGGATCGCCAGGGATAAGCTGGAGGAGGTGACGGATGAGCAGTTAATCGTTACCACCATCCCCGCTATCGACCGATTAGAGGAAGTGAATCGTTATCTTAAAGCAATTACTGCTCATGTACACAGCGATGTAGAGAAGGCTAAAATAGAGAGGGCCTTACGTCGCCATCGTGAGGAGTTAGAAGAACAAGTGTATCAGGATATAAAACAAATTTACGGATTATGAGAGAAATCAAGTTCAGGGCATGGGATCCGGTGTTTAAAGTTTGGCTGGCGAAGGACTTTCACCTGTTCGGGGAGGTTACTTGTTTCCAGATAGTCGAGCAGCAACTAAAGCCAGACGATTCAGGACGCGGATCACTGGAACGAATGGGTGATGTTCAGGTAAGCCAGTTTACCGGATTGAAAGACCGCGACGGTGTTGAGATTTATGAGGGCGACGTAGTGGACGTTTACCCGTTTCATAAGTTTCACACCAAAGAAAAGGACCGCTACCAACGGGTGGAGTTTCATGCAGGCTCATTTGATGCCGAACTATCCAGCTTCGGTTGGGAAGGCGAGGATTTAATCGAATTGGGGGAATGTAAGGTAATAGGCAACATTTACGAACACCCTTTAATGGGTAGGATTAACTTAAATAAAACAACATGATCAACAACGAACTGACCCCTCGGAAGAAAGAGGTTAAAATCAAAGTAAAAGAAAAAAAGGAAGAAAAGCCAAAGGAGACGAAGGTTAATCCTATCCCGCCGAACGCGGTAACGCAAGGGAAGCCCAGTATCGGGAGGACTTCATGACAAGCGGAGTGTATGCAATAGTGAACATACTAAACCACCGGGCATATATCGGCTCTTCGATAAACGTCCCGGACAGGCAGCGCCAACACTTTACTGCGCTGAAGAATAATCGCCATCACAATAAGCCGTTGCAGCGATCATACAATAAGTACGGAAAAGGGGTTTTTAGGTTTGATGTTTTAGCAACCTGTGAGCCAAGCGAAAGGTATGTAAAAGAGCAGTTTTTCATAGACACTTGCTTGCCTGAATTTAATTCATCCGTAAAAGTCTGCGCCATCCCATCCCGCAAAGGATGTAAGGTTCCCCCACGTACCGCCGAACATATTGAGAAAATAGCCGCACAAAAAAGAGGCATCCCCCATACTGCAACAGGTCGTGCTAACATAATTGCCGGATCATGGAAGCGAGGCGAAGCCAGGTTAGCTAAACCGGTTGTAAATCTTCAAAACGGGGTGTTTTATGATTGCGCTATTGATGCCGCTGAATCCATAGGCATGAATCCTTATACCTTCCGGAACAAGTTGAACGGTAGCAAACCGAACACTACTAAATTTGTGTATGCTTAAAGGGATCGAAATAAACTTTAAGCCGTCCCTTAAACAGCAGCAAGCCTGGGCCTACCTAATGGATAAAGAGACGGATTTTGTCGGTTATGGCGGGGCAGCCTTCGGCGGCAAAACAAATCTCCTTTGCTATTGGATCACCATCATGGCGGTCGCATACCCTGGCACCGCATGGGGATTAGGGAGAAAGCAATTAAGCACGCTCAAAGCGACTACCCTTATTTCCCTGTTTGAGGTGTTTCGAGATTGTAATATCCAGCCGGACCGGGATTATAAGTATAATCAGCAAATGAACCGGATAACCTTTACCAATGGGTCCATTATCTTCCTGATCGATACCGCAAAACAGCCCAGCGATCCATTGTTTACAGATTTGGGAGGCCTTGAATTAACAGGATGTGCAGTAGACGAAAGCGCGGAAACCGATGAGGCCGCAATAGATATTCTTTGGACTCGGTGTGGACGTAAACTGAATGATAAGTATAACCTGCCTGCCAAGTTCTATGAATCGTTCAACCCTGCCAAAACACACGTTTACGCGCGTTACTATAAACCATGGAAAGAAGGGAAACTACCTCCCAATTACAAGTTTGTAAGGGCGTTGCCGCAGGATAATCCACATCCTTCCGCGCAGGCATACATTGATAATATCCTCCGGTCTGGCAGTATTATTTCTAAGGAACGGCTCTTGTACGGGAACTTCGAGTACGACGATGACCCGGCCGCGTTAATGTCTTACGACAAGATCATTGACGTATTCACCAATACCCACGTTGAACCTGGCTATAAATGTATAACCGCTGATATTGCCCGTCTCGGTGGCGATAGGATTGTACTGATTGAATGGAACGGTCTGCGCGGGAAGATTAAAGCATGGAAGAAACAGCCCCTTGACAT